ATCCCAATCGACACCTCTATTATACCATTATCATTAGTTTCTATTGTTTGTTGCCGAGGGTTTTGCTGTCCTGTTTACCCCACCCGTACCCGACCCCCCAAGATATGTGACGGGTCAGCGGCATGGTACGGATACTATTCCGTAGCCACACAGCAAATTTTTGTCCAATGCTGTAAAAAGCCGGGAAAAATCACCCCACCCCTTCGCCACAGATAAATAAAAACAAAGGGGGAAACAAAAATGCTAAAAATTTCTATAAAAATCCGCATCAAGCTTGTCAAATATTGGACAAAGTAGGATAAAAAAAACCCCCGGGGCTGAATCCGGGGGCGCTTAAGTGGGGTAGAGGAGCTACCCCGAAGGAGACATGCAAAAGGAGACGACCCTTGCGGGTTGTCAAAAGTAATTGTACACTCGCCGCAACTGAGCGCAAGCTCTGCGACACGGGGGTACCCGCTTGCTGGATCATTTGAACGAAATTGATTTTGAACCCGAGGTGCTTGACACCCCGGACGAAGGCTTTGTTACTTTGAAAAAGGCCGACGCCTCGCTATTGCTGGAGGCTAAGATACGCACGGCTGATTGGCTAAAGGAGCTTGGGGCCGCAGACGACGAGGAAATTATTACTGGCGCTGAAAAACAACAGGCCAGCGAGGTTTTCCATGCCTTGACGACTGCCTCAGACCAAGCCAAGCAAGCAGTTACCGGACTGACGACGCCCCCGCAGATAAAAGCACTAGTTGGTATGCTGACTGCGTACGAGTGGCAGTTTGTGGAGGAGGCCCAGCGCTTGCGCTCCATGGCGGTGGCTAAGCTGGTTGAGGAGACCGAGCACCCTGATGCCAGAATACGGCTAAAGGCTATAGAGTTATTAGGTAAGGTTACTGAGGTTGGGCTGTTTACAGAGCGAGTAACCGTTAAGAAAGAAGAACTTGAGGATCACGAGCTTGATGAGCGCATCCGCGAGAAGCTAAAGCAGCTACAAAAGACGGTAGACGCCGAGGTTAAAGCAAAAGAAGAACGCAATTCAGACGCGGAAGATGTAGAACTGAGTTTAGAACCCGAAGCGGGCGAAGACGACGATGCTGCTAAACCAAGTTGAAATCAACGCCGTACTGGCGACGATGACTCCGATGCAAAAACTTGAGTTTTTGAGTGAACTTGAGGAGCAGGAACGTCGAATTGGACTAAAAAAGGCCCAGACTTCGGTGACAGACTTTGCTCGCATGGTCTACCCGGGGTTTAAAGAAGGCCCGCACCACAGAAAGCTGGCAAAAATCTTCAAAGATGTAGCCGATGGGGTCAAAAAGCGCGTGATTATCAACATCGCGCCTCGTATGGGTAAGTCTGAATTCAGTTCTTACCTGTTCCCGGCGTGGTTTTTGGGGCAGTACCCAGACAAAAAGATCATTATGGCGACCCACACCGCCGGTCTTTCAGAGGACTTTGGTAGACGGGTCAGAAACTTACTGGACGATGAAGATTATCAAAAGATTTTTCCAAAAACCGTGGTCGCAGATGATCAAAAAGCTGCGGGAAAATGGTCTACTAGTGCTGGCGGTCAGTACTACGCTGTTGGTGTTGGCGGCGCTTTGGCTGGTCGCGGTGCCGATCTTTTCGTTATTGACGACCCACATTCCGAGCAGGACATTAAGGCTAACAGCCGAGCTACATTCGATAACGCATGGAGTTGGTTCCAGACAGGTCCGCTCCAACGACTGATGCCTAACGGCGCGATCCTTGTAATCATGACTCGATGGTCGCTTGTTGACCTAACGGGTCGGCTGCTCAACTACCAGATGAAGAATCCCGATGCGGATAAGTGGGAGATCGTGGAGTTGCCCGCCATTTTGCCAAGCGGCAAGAGTCTTTGGCCTGAACAGTGGCCCATTGAGCAGTTGGAGCAGAAAAAAGCAGCTATGGACTCACGGTACTGGAACGCCCAGTACATGCAGCAGCCCACATTAGATTCGGCGGCGTTTATTAAGCGCACCCACTGGCGCATTTGGGAACCAGAAGATCCACCAAAGTGCGAGTTTATCATTCAGAGTTGGGATACGGCCCACGAAGCCAAGACTACGGCTGACTATACGGCGTGTACGACGTGGGGTATCTGGTATAACGAGGAAGAGGGTGACAGACCCAGCATAATACTGCTCGATGCGTTTAAGGCTCGCATGGAATTCCCAGAACTTAAAGAAGTAGCGTTTAAACAGTACAGCGAATGGCAACCAGACGCGTTCTTGGTGGAGAAAAAGGCTGCTGGAGCGCCTTTGATTCAAGAGTTGCGTCGCATGGGCATACCAGTCGATGAGTTTACCCCTTCAAGAGGTAACGACAAGATTGCCCGAGTAAATGCAGTAAGCGATTTGTTTGCCTCGGGGATTGTGTGGGCACCGGATCGGCGGTGGGCTAAAGAAGTAATTGAGGAAATTGTGGCGTTCCCTGTGGGCGAGCACGATGACTACGTGGACACAATGACACAGGCGCTGTTACGCTTTAGAAACGGGGGGTTTATTACGCTGCCAAGCGATGAACCAGATGAACCCATATTTTTTAAATCAGGCCGCAAGACGGCGTATTACTAAGGATAAATCATGGCAGTAGATAAAGCACTAACACGGGCGCCCCAAGGCATTGAAGAAGATATCGGACTCATGGAAGGGCCAGAGCTTGAAATTGAGATTGAAGATCCAGAAGCTGTTCGTATTGGCGTTGATGGCGTGCCGATACTAGAGATCGAAGAAGCCGATGAAGATGCAGAAGATTTCTATGAGAACTTGGCAGAAAAGATAGAGCCTGATGAGTTGGATATCCTTGGCAGCGATCTGCTTGATGATATTAAGAATGACTTAGGTTCACGCAAAGACTGGGAAGATACGTACAAAGAAGGCATCACACTGCTTGGTCTTAAATACGAAGAAAGAACAGAGCCATGGAACGGCGCATGTGGTGTGTTTCACCCCATGATTACGGAAGCAGTCGTACGCTTTCAGTCAGAAACAATCATGGAGACTTTCCCTGCGCAGGGGCCAGTTAAGACAAAGATCCTTGGCAAGCAGACCCGCGAGAAGGATGAAGCAGCGGCTCGGGTTAAGGAGGACATGAACTATGAACTGACAGAGCGTATGCCTGAGTTCAGAACTGAGCACGAGCGGATGTTGTGGAATCTGCCAGCCACGGGTTCGGCGTTTAAGAAAGTCTATTACGATCCATCAATGCAGCGCCAGATGTCGATCTTTGTGCCTGCAGAAGACATCATCATCTCCTACGGTGCGCCATCTATTGAGACGGCAGAGCGTGTAACGCACCGGATGTTTAAAACCAAGAACGAGATTCGTAAACTGCAGGTGGCTGGGTTTTACCGCGATATTGATATTGGCGACCCACCCAAGATTAAAAACGAGTTGCAGGAAAAGAAAGATAAAGAGACAGGGTTTAATAGCCTTAATGATGACCGCTATGTACTTTATGAGTGCCACATTAACTTAGATTTGCCGGGGTACGAAGATGAAGAAGACGGCGAGCCAACAGGCATAGCACTGCCATATGTACTAACGGTGCTTGAGGGCACGGGTGAAGTCCTAGCGATCAGACGTAACTTCTACGAAGATGACGAGACCAAAGCCAAGCGTAACCACTTCGTACACTATATTTACATCCCGGGTTTTGGTATTTATGGGTTTGGCTTATTCCACTTGATTGGTGGGTTTGCTAAGTCGGCAACGTCAATCATCCGGCAGCTAGTAGATGCTGGTACGTTATCGAACTTGCCGGGAGGCTTAAAGAGTCGTGGTTTAAGAATTAAAGGTGACGACACGCCTATTGCTCCGGGTGAGTTTAGAGACGTAGACGTTGGCTCAGGCGCGATACGCGACAACATCCTGCCGCTGCCGTACAAAGAACCCAGCGCCACGCTCTATAACTTGCTGGGCACAATTGTTGAGGAAGGCCGTAGGTTTGCTGCCACGGCAGATATGAAGATCAGCGATATGTCCGCACAGGCGCCGGTGGGTACGACGCTTGCCCTGCTGGAGCGGATGCTCAAAGTCATGTCGGCTGTTCAGGCTCGGGTGCACTACGCGTTTAAGCAAGAGCTAAAGCTGCTGTCGGTCATCATTCGGGACTACACGGACGATGTGTATGACTACCAACCCGAGGACGGAGAACCACGGGCCAAGCGGTCAGACTACGACATGGTCGAGGTCATTCCTGTAAGTGATCCCAATGCGGCAACTATGTCCCAGCGAGTGGTGCAGTACCAAGCGGTCATTCAGTTGGCTCAGGCTGCGCCTCAGATATACGACCTGCCTCTCTTGCACCGGCAGATGCTGGAGGTCTTGGGGATTAAAAACGCAGCCAAGCTCGTACCGGTTGAGGATGACCAGAAACCACAGGATCCTGTGTCGGAGAACATGGCAGCGCTTAATGGCAAACCCATGAAGGCGTTCATATATCAGGACCACGAGGCTCATATCCAAGTCCACATGAATGCTATGAAGGATCCAATCATTATGCAGATGGTGGGTCAGAGTCCCATGGCGAATCAAATTGGAGCAGCGATGCAGTCACATATCGCGGAGCACTTGGGCTTTGCGTACCGCCGTCGTATCGAAGAAGCCCTTGGCATGCCGTTGCCTGAGCCGGGTGAGGAGATGCCTGAAGAACTTGAGTTGCAGGTCTCACGCCTCGTAGCTGAAGCCTCCAAGCGGGTTCTGAGTAACAGTCAGACCGAAGTAGCTCAACAACAAGCTCAGCAGCAGGCTCAAGACCCGCTGGTGCAGATGCAAATGCAGGAACTGTCTATCCGCCAGCAGGAAACAGCACTTAAAGAAAAGAAAATCGCCGTGGACGCAGCCGCTAAGGCCGATGAACTGGCGCTAAAGGAGAAAGATCTCGCGTTCAGAGCCGCACAAGCAGCCGACGAACTAGAGCTAAAGGGGCAACTTGAAGGCGTCAAAGTAGGCGCTGAGATTGCCAAAGCCCAAGCCGACATGCGGCGCAACCCAAAAGGGGGTAACACCAAGTGATACAAGCCTTTGCAGACAACCTGCGCGCAAGAATCCGTGAGGATCTAAACAACTACGCCGACGACATAGCCGGTGGGGTTTGCCAAAATTTTGAGCAGTACCAAAAACTCTGTGGCGTTATTCAAGGTCTTGCGCTCGCAGAGTCCTATGTTATGGACCTTGCCAAGAAAGTTGAGGAAGCAAATGATTGAAGAAATTGAAGCACCTGCGGAAGTAGAGGACGAAAGCGCCAAAGCTACGCAATTGCCAATACCGCAAGGGTGGAAAATACTTTGTGCTGTCCCTGAAGTTGAAGACAAGTTTGAGTCGGGCATTCTTAAACCTGATTCCCTAACCAAAATTGAGGAACACAGCACTACGGTGTTATTTGTCCTAAAACTTGGGGCGGAAGCCTATAAAGACCCAGTTAAGTTCAGCACCGGAGCATGGTGTAAGGAAGGTGACTTTGTGTTAGTAAGGGCTTACTCTGGCACTCGTTTTAGAATTCATGGACGTGAGTTCCGCCTGTTAAACGACGACCAAGTCGAGGCGGTTGTTGAAGATCCTCGCGGTTATACCCGCGCTTGATGGAGATTATAAATGGCTACTAATGGTAAAGCTAAAGATGAGTTTACTTTTCCTGATGAACAGGACGAAGTGGATGGTGAGCAGGGGTCAACTGAACTTGAAGAAGGCGACATTGAACTGGAGGTGGTAGACGATACACCGCCCGAAGATCGAGGCCGCAAGCCGCTGGACAAGGATGTTGAAGATCCTTCAGATGAAGAAATTGCAGAGTACAGCGATAAAGTCCAAAAGCGGATTAAGGAGTTGAGCCATGCTCGTCACGACGAGCGACGTGCTAAGGAAGCAGCCTTACGGGAACGTGAAGAAGCTGCCCGTGTAGCCCAACAGCTATTTGAGGAAAACAAAAAGCTCAGGGAAAGCTACAACGCGGGTGCTAAGAACTACACCGAAATGGCGGCTTCAAAGGCGGACATGGAGCTTCAAATTGCCCGTCAAAAGTTGCGTGAAGCCCAAGAAAGCTACGACAACGACGCCATTATTGCAGCGCAAGAAGAACTGTCTGCGGCTAAGTTTCGCTCTGAATACGCAAAAACTTTTACACCTAATGCTTTACAAGAGCAAAAAGATGATGTATATATACAACCTACGCCACAGCAGCAACCTGTTAAGGTCGATGAAAAAGCGAACCGATGGCAAGCCCGAAACGGCTGGTTTGGACAGGATGATGAGATGACCAGTCTCGCGCTGGCGGTGCATAAAAAACTGGTCGAATCTCGTATTGATCCTAGATCGGACGAGTACTACGAGCGGATTGACGCTCGCATGCGTGAAGTGTTTCCCGATTATTTCGGTGAGACAAGGAAGGAACCGAAACGTTCGGCTAACGTAGTAGCCGCGCCAACCCGTACTGCGGGTAAGAGAAAAGTAACGCTGACTAAATCAGCGGAGGCGTTAGCGCGCCGTTTTAATCTTACCAATGAACAGTATGCAAAAGAAGTTCTTAAACTTAACTCGGAGTCCTAACTATGTCTGAACGAATTAGCCGTGATGGCGCTAAAGAGCGCGAACCTAGAAACCTTCAAACACGTGAGAGTTCTGCTCGTGCGACCTATAAACCGCCGAGCGCTCTTCCAGATCCTGATCCTCAACCGGGTTGGAAATTTCGTTGGATTGCAACATCTATTATGGGTCAAGCACATCCAGCAAACGTTTCTAAAAAAACCCGCGACGGTTGGGAACCGGTCAGAGCTGCTGACCATCCCGAGCTTATGCTCGCTGCTGACAAGAATGGAAACGTTGAGCTTGGCGGTTTAATGTTGTGTAAGCAACCTGAAGAAAACGTTGTAGCACGCAATGAATTTTATGCCCAGCAAAACAAGTCTCAAATGGAGTCTGTTGATAACAGCTTCATGCGAAATAATGACCCACGCATGCCCCTGTTTAGTGAGAAAAAATCCTCAACAACACGCGGTGTGGGATTTGGTAATGGTTCTAAATAACTTAGGAGTTTAATATGGCTTATCCTACTGTAGATAAACCGTATGGACTAAAACCCGTCAATTTAATTGGCGGTCAGGTCTTTGCGGGGTCAACTCGCCTAATGCAAATTGCAACGACGGCTAACGTCGGCTATGCAACCAACATTTTTTATGGCGATTTAGTAAAGCGTGTAACTGATGGAACGATTGAAAAGGACACAGGAACCACCACGGCAACACCATGTGGCGTATTTCTGGGATGTACCTTTACCAATGCTTCTACCGGTCAAGTTCAGATTCAACAGTTCTACCCTGCGAGTCAGGCAGTAGCGGCTGGCACCAAGATTTTTGCCTATGTCGCTGATGATCCTGACACGTTGTTTCAGGTGGTTTCCTGTTCCTCTGGCACTACTGTTGCCGCAATGGGCATTGCCGCAATTGGCACGAACATTGCATTGATTCAAAACGCTGGGTCTACCGCCACTGGTAACTCCGCTGTGGCGATTGATGAAGGAACTCAAACCACCACA